TGGTAGGCGACGTCGCTGCCGGCGGCGTTGCGCAGTTGGGCGAAAAGCTGCACACCTTCGCGCGCAGTCGCGCCATCGATCGCGCTCGCGAGCACCGCGGCCTCCTGCGGCAGGAGCGGTCGCATCGGGATCTGTGGTCCGTACTCGTTGCGCATCGCTTCGATCGTGATGATGCGGCTGCGAAGCTGGGCAGCGGCCGTCGTGTTCTGCGGATCGGCGAGGCTCGTGATGTCGAGCGGCGCGACTTCCTCGCCGGTGCGGTTGGCGTTGAACTGCAGCGGCGCCTGCTGCAAGAGGTTGACGTTCGCCGTCACCGCCTCCTTGAGTCGCGCGAGGTTCGCCGCATCGCGCACGGTGCCGCCGCCGGACAGCAGCTCCGCCTCGCGCTTCTGCACGAACGTGATCTGGTCGGCAACCGGCATGCGCAGCGCCTTCTGCACCTCCTCCTCCGCCTGCACCCGTTCCTTGAACTCGTTGGCGTACACCGTGCCACGCGTGACCGTCGCCCACTCGGCCCACATGTCGGCGGTCGCCGGCACGCCGGATGCGATCTGCCGGTCCATTTCACCGAGCGCGACCGCGGCGCGCGCCTCGCGCCGGTCAGCCGCGTGCTGCAGCTTGGCCTCGAGCTGGGCCTTGTCGTTCAGCACCGCGCGCAGCACCCCATTGCGCTTCTCGGTGTCGAGGCGCCCAGCGTAGAAGCCGTCGGCGGCGGTCAGGTCCTCCTGCAGCTGCCGAAGCGCGCCCATGTCGTCGGCGGATTCCATCGCCCGCTGGGTCGCGTGGTTGAGCCAGTTGCGATCCTTGAAGTCCTGGATCGCCTTGTCGACGTCGGCCGGCGAGACCCCAGCATTGCTGCCGATGATCGCGAATGCCTCGGCCTGCTGATTGATGCCCTCGATGTCCGCGCCTGGCATGCCAGCGAGCTTACCGAGCTTGTCGAGGCCGGCGTTGAACTGGTCCTTGAAGCGCACCCGGCGCGCAGCGTCGGCCGCCCGCTTCACGTCCTGCGAACCCTGGAACGTCGCGCGCTCGCGGCCCCGGTCGAGGTTGGCCTGGTCGATCGCCGGCAAGTAGCGAATCTCCGCACGCGGGATGGCGGTGACCTCCCTCTGGTACTCGTCTTCGGCGTCGTCCGGGTCGATCTCGCCGCGCGCCAGGCGATCGGCGACATTCTGGGCGGCCTCCTTCGACTTGATCTGGTGGTCGAGGTAGGCATTGGCCGACTCCGCGCGCGCCTGCTCCTCACGCTTCTGCTGCTGGATCAGGCCCAGCGCGCTGATCGTTCGCCCGACGCCCTGCACCGCATCGCCGATCGCTGACGTGTCGGCGCCGGGCGAGGCCTGCGGTGCGAGGAAGCCAAAGCTGCCGGTCGGAATTCTTGCCATTTCAGATCACCCGCCTGACAGGATCGAGCGCACGGCATTGATGTAGCCGGCGGTCTGCTCGGCTTTGCCGGTCTTGCGCAGAGACTTCGCGCGGTTGTGGGCACCCATGATCGTGTACAGCGCGTCGAGTTCCGACTCGCGGGTGATCGTCATGTCGGTGATGACCGCCGATCCCTCATCCACGACCACGCCGGATGCAGCATACCCCGCGCGCGCAGCGCCGCGCGTCTGCGCCGCGAGCTTCCTGATGTTCTTGGCGCGCACCCGTGCTTCGGTCTCGATCTGCTTGGCTTCCGAGTAGGCCGCCTTCTTCTTGCTGCGCCCGGACATGACCGAACCGACAGCACCGACTACGCCGCCAACGAGCGATGGACCGGAACCCATTACATGCACCTCTCGAGGCTGATCGTACCGGTGCGCTCGAAGCCGAAGCGCTCGTAGAACTGGGCGGTGCGCTCTGGGTCGATGCCGGTCGAGGCACCGGCCATGATGAATTTCGCACCCTCGTCCTCGGCCCAGACAACGAACCGCGACACGAGCTGGCAGGCGAACAGGCTGCCGCGCGCGGTGGCGCGCACGAACAGCGCGATCTCACTCGCCACCTTGTCGACGCTCACCCATGCCTCTTCGCAAGTGCCGATCATGGCGGCCACGACCTCGCCGTCGCGCACACCGACCCAGGCGAAGCCGCCCTCGAGCGTGATCAGCCGCTCGCAGACCTCGGCGATCTTCTCGGGGCTGAACTGCAGCCGGCGGAAGCGCGGGCTCTCCGCATGCACCAGGCGGCCGAGTTCGACCATGGCCGGAATGTCCTCGAGAGTGGCTGGCCGGATCATCAGTCGTTCACCGTGAACTTGCGGATGACCGACAGCAGGTGCCAGGGGAATGGCAGGTCGCTGCCGAGCTCAAGCGGCGAGTCGCCCCGCTCCCAGCCGAGTTCCTCCTGGCGCTTCACGCCGGTGAAGGCTTGGGGCGCCTGCCCGAGCAGGCCACCACCGAACTTCGCGAAGTCGATGAGCTTGCCGTTGACGTCGCAGGTGTAGGTGTCACGGAAGCGCGCCGAGACCTCGCTGGTGCGCATCGCATTGCCCTGGGCGCTGCCCGTGCCGGTCTGCACTTCTGGCGGCAGCAGCTTGACGCGATTCCTGAAAGGCAAGCCGATCACGACGTTGAAGGCATTGCGCGGCAGCGTGATGGTGCCGCCGCCGCTGACGGTGAAGCGGCCCATGTAGAAGCCATCCGCCACGCAGTCGACCGAGGCGCCGATCAGATGTGCGGCCGACCACACATCGGTGCCCGGGCCAGAGGCGCCCACGACTGCCGAGTCCATCGAATAGACGAGGCTCGGATCGAAGCGCTCGATGTAGCGCACCGTCGCGCCGTTGACTGTGCGCCGCACCACGCAGTAGGTCTGGTCGCCGTTGGCTGACGGCACGGTGCAAGAGCTTTCGATCACGCCGCCAGCGCCGCTCGACACCTGGCGCGCCCACGCGGTCACTTCCTGCACTGGCGAGATTGTCAGGGTGGCGACCACGCCGTCGGTGCGCACCGCATATCCGATGGGGTCCGGCTCCTGCGCGTAGGTCAAGTCCTTCACCGCCGGCTGCGTGATGTGCTCGGCGAACACAGTCAGATCGGGCGCGTCGTACTCGCCGGTGTCGATGTCGTAGGACATTGCCCGCAGCTTGGTGAGCGAGCGCTGCGCGAAGATTACGTCCTTGCCGGCGCGCACCGGCCGCACACCGGCGACGCCATAGGCGGTCTGACTATCGACCTGCACGTTGGTCGGGGTCACCGGCTTCTCGACGCCGCCCTTGACCGTGAACTCGCCGCCGTAGGTGAGCACGAAGAGCACCTTGCCGGCGACCAGGTGGATGATCGGGTTGATCTGGTCCGAGGCCAGCGTGTAGCTGAATCCGTCGTCGTCGAAGAAGCCGAGCGTGAAGTCCAGATAGGCCCCGGTCGAGGATCCCCAGAGGGTCTGCGGGAAGGCTGGGGACCCGCCGAACACCAGGCGCTGCTGGTAGAACGTGCAGGCCCGCGGGTAGCCGTTCTGCGTCGACCACACCGACGACTCGAGCGACCAGGAGTTCTTGGGCGCTGCGACGACGCCTGTGAGCGGCTCCTTGATCGTCGCCTGCACGACCGTCGTCGACGTGAATCCGGTGATCTGCATCAGCCCGCCGTTGATGCGCACGAACTTGCCGACGTCGGTGCTGCGCCAGATGTTGAGCGCGGCCGCGGTGAGCGTCGTGACGGTCTCGATCGGATCGGAGGCACCGGGCGTCACCGTCTCCTGCGGCGAGCTGCCGAGCGTCCACAGGCTGGCCGGCACGTTCACCGAGGGAAAGGCCGAGGTGATCGTGATCGTGACCTGCGTCGAGCTCGTGAAGGCGGTAATAGTCGCGAAGCCGCCCTGGTAGTAGATGGTGCGGCCGACGTCGCCGTTGAGGAAGGTCGCCGCGCTCGCGGTCGCAGTGCGCCCGGCACCGACGCTCGCTGCCGAGAGGGTCAGCGAATTGGCGAAGCTGTCACCGATCTCATCGAACGGCTGCACATCGAACGGGATGCTGTCGTAGACCCAGTTGTTGTCGGCAAAGCGGCGCAGCCGCGACGGGAAGACGGCCTGGTGCGTGACGATCATCGTGTCCGCGCCCTGGGCGTAGTCGAAGTCGAAGAGCATCGATTCCAGCAGGTTGGTCGCGATCTCGTAGGGCCCCGCGATCGGCACCCCGTCCTTGAAGAAGCGGATGTACTGGTCGCCGACCTCGAGCACGTAGGCTTCGGTGGTCGAGAACACGAAGGGGATCACCCTGGCGGCCTTGTCAGGGAACTTCGCCGCAGCGACAAAGCGCAACCCGTCGCGCCGGCGCGCGCCGCCCTGCACGAGCGGGATCACGTTCTCCATGAACTCGGCGGCGTTGTTGTAGAACGGCGCGTCGATGCGACCGAGCGCGCGCGGCGAGATTTCCCCCGCGGTGAAGTTGGTCTGGACCGTCGTCAGACGGGGCATGCGACGCCCTTACCGGAAGACCGCAGGCACGCTCGTGGTGAAGCGCGACATGAAGAGACGGTAGTCGCCGAGTTCCTCGGGCGGGTTGTCCTGGCCGTCGACCGCGCGCGCCTGGCGCAGCACCTCCCGCAATTCCTGCAGCTTCTGCTCACCGACCGCGGCCGAGAGTGTGATCGCGTAGGCGCAGGCGGTTGCCATCGCCAGGATCGCCGCGAACTGCAGCAGCGTGTCCCAGGTGCCCTCATCGACCCGCGCGACGTACACCAGGTTGAGCGGGTCTACGTCGCACAGGATCTTGCGCCCCTCCTGGGTGTAGTCGATGGGTGCGCCGCGCTCGCCGATCTGCAGCGTGCGCAGCCAGTCGCCCGGCAGCGTGTATTGCTGCGAATAGTCGAATACTGGGGCGGCGGTGTCCGGCGCGAGCTGTACGCGCTTGACCGCGCAGTTCCACAGGTGCGAGCGCAGCAGCCAGTCGCTCACCGGCTCCCACAGGTTCGAGACCAGCTTGGCGCGGTCATTCGGCTCGTTGAAGTCGTTGATCGTCTGGGAGCCAAGCATCAGGAGCGCGTTGGAGCAGATTGAGACTTTGGTCGCCATGGCTCACCTCAAAAAAAAGCGGGGGCCCACTGCGGCCCCCGCCTTGTGCTGCTTGCCGACTCGGGGGGCGAGTCGCTCGCGGATCAGTTCCCGTCGACGTACTTGAGCGCGAGGGTCACGTCGCCGGTGCCATCGGCGGCACCGGTGAGGGTCAGCACCACGTCGTAGTAGAGGCCGGGATCGGCAGACAGCCCGAGCTGCTGCCAGATCGCCTTGCCCTTGTTGATGTGGTCGATGACCGCCGACTCGCGGGTCACGTGCTGATGCGACAGCGCGCCGGCGTTCAGCACGAGCGCCGAGGCGAAGAAGTCGGCGTCCACCACCGCGCCGCCGTCCGCGGCCGTGCGATAGAGACCGATGTCACCGGCACCCGTGGTGCCGATGTCGTCGCTGTCCATGATCAGCTCGTCGACGCGATCGCTCGAGCGCACGCGGAAGTAGCGATAGGTGGAACCGACCGAGTCGGTGTTGCTGATGACGTTGGTCGCCACCTTCGAGCGCAGGCGACCGCCGTCGTCGCGCGTGTTGTTGAGCGCCTGCTGCGCCGCGTCGGCGTTGGTGATCAGGGTCGACTTGACGTTCACGACTGCCATGGTTCTCTACTCCTGTCTGTGTTGTAGCTGCGGTTACACGCAGTCGACCTGGACGACCTTCTCTTCCTCGACGCGCACCGCGCCGATGGACTGCTTGGCGTAGATGCGGACGTTGAAGCCCTTGCCCGGATCCTCGCCGACACGGGTCATGATGTTCTGACCGGTGCCGAGCACGATGCCGCTCCTGGCCCACGCCATGCAGGAGCGGATGCCGCCGGACAGCGGCAAGCGCTGCGAGGGCACCCAGGTGAAGCCCATCCACTTGGTGCCGACCTTGCCCTCCTGCAGCATGCGCAACTGGATGAAGTCGCCGCTGGTGAGGGTGGTGTCCGACAGGATGTCGGAGAGCTCGCCGTCCGAGTACGAGAAGTAGAGTTCCTCCTCGTTGTGCTCGTCGGCCTCGTTGGCCCGGAAAATCTGCTTGGCCTGGATGATCTTGGCCTTGGTCAGGCCGGTGCCGCCGTTGGCGATCTTCTGGCCCGCCGGCAGCGCGACGCTGCCCGTGCTCGCGCGTGCGTTGCCGAGGCCCGCGGCGATGATGACGTCGTCCTTGGCGCGGTTGAGGCCCTGCACCATGGCCTGCACGTACTCGCTCTTCGGGTCGACCAGCATGCGGATCTTGTCCTGGTCGTCCAGCATGTCGCCGTCGTCCCAGTCGAACAGGTCGACGTAGCGCGTGCTGTGGGACTGGTCATTGAGCGGCGTGTCGGCGTGACGGGTCAGGCGCTTCTGCGCGGTGCGCTGGCCGAGTCGGTTGATCGACTTCGAGGTGCCGACGATGTTCGGCTCCTCGCGCACGGTCGCCTGGAAGCGAGAGACCTTCTGCTGGGCGACGTGCAGGAAGTTGTCCGCGAACTGCTGGACGAATGCTTCGGTGACGAACTGCGACATGACTGGCTCCTGTGTGGTGACTCGTGTCTGCCATGCAGGGTGTTCAGCCGTCGCCGGCTGGCCTGGATGTCGCCTGCGCCCGCGGGCTTACGCGGACGCTCTTGGCGGGCTTGATCGGGTACTCGACGCGCCACCGTCGGCCGATGGCGCGGGAATTTGCACCATGGGATGCGTCGGAGTCCAGACGCTGTAGCGACGCTGCTACTTGCCCTTCGGCGCCGGCGGCGCGCTGCGCTGGCGCGCGCGCCCGATCTGAGCGGCAAGCGCGGTGGGGTCCTTCGCCCCACCACGCCGCAGCAGCGAGCCCTCGAGCTTCTTGACCGCCTCGCTAATCTTGACGACGGTCACGCCGCCTTGCCGCCTGCCGCGCCGCGCACGAAGAGTGGCGCGCGCTGGCTCTTGCCGTAGCGCTTGTTGTAGAGCTCGTCGAGCTTGGTCAACACGGCGTCGCGTTCCTTGGTGTTGCGCTCGGGGATCTCGTCGAGCTGCTTGCGCAATGCCGCCACCTGACTGTCGAAGTCGGCACCGTTGCGATCGCCGCCGGCATCCTGATCGTTCGGCGGCGTGTCCTCGCCCATCTGCTTGGCGAGGCCCGCCATCAGCCGGATGAAGACCGGGTTGTTGCCGAAGGCGGCATCGATGTCGTCGTACTTGAGGCCCGAGGCCTCGGCCAGGCGCGTGGCCGCGACGTGGCTCGCCTTGAGGTTCGAGGCCATTTCGGCGTCGCTCTTCCACACCAGCGCGAGCTGCGCGACGCACTCCTCGTTCGACAGCTCGGCCGCGGCGCCGGCCAGTTCCGGTGCCACCGCGAGATACCGGTTGATGACGTAGTTGACCTGCTTGTTGGTCATGCCGAGCGAGTGCGCGCCCTTGAGGAAGTCGGCCATCTGCGGGTCCTTGCGGAACTCCGCGACGTCGAATTCCTTCGGGATGCCGGAGCCCTCGCCACCGATCTCGTACTTGTCGGCGTCCTCCGGCGGCAGGCCGACGTCGACCATGCGCTTGGTCAGCTCGCCGTGGCTCTTCGCCAGCGCGCGCATCGACGCGTCGACGTCGATCTCGCCGTCCTTCTTGCCGTCCTTGCGCACGTGGAACTTCTCGGGGATCCACGTCTCCGGCTTTTCCTGACCGGCGGCGAGCGCGGAGCTGCCCTTGCCGTCGCCGCCTTTGCCATCGCCACCCTTCCCGTCCCCGCCCTTGGCAGCAGCTTCCGCAGCGGCAGCTGCCGCGATCTCTTCTGGTGTCGGCATGTTTCGTTCCTCAGCTGTGGATGACGATGATCGTGTCCGCGGCGTTCGCCATGTTGATCTGCAGCGGGCTCGCGTTCTCGAACTTGGCGCCGGCGAACTCGCGCTCGACGCCGACGGCGGTGGCCGCAGCGAGCGTTTCGATGACCGCCGCGCCGCGCTTGATCTGCACCGCGCCAGCGAGCGCAGCCGCGCCGCCGACGCGCACCTTCTGCAGGATCGCGGGCCCGATCAACTGGTCGCCGGTGACGCCGGTGATTACTCGCTCTTGCATGGTCTACTCCTCGCCTGCTGATTCGTCGACTCCCGCCGCTTGGTTGATGCGCCCGAGGATGAAGTCGAGCACCGCACGCTTGCCGGAGTTGAAACAGGTCGCCCGATCGCCCTCAAGGCCGCCTGGCACGTAGGGACTCTGGCCGAAGCGCCGCACCAGGTCCTCGAGCACCACCTTGCCGGTCGGGAAGTTCTCGAACACCTGGGCGTAGGTCTCGGCTGGGACCTGTTCACGCGGCGGCGGCTTGGTCAGGACTCGGGTCATGGACGCCCGCGCATTTCACGCCGCTTCATCGGTCGGAGTCCAGACGCATCGCCTAGCGCCGGCAGGCGAATGCCAAGGCGCCGGTCCGTCATGCGCACCGGCCGGCCGCGCAGCGCGCCCTCGAACAAGAGTTCGAGCTTGCGGTTCTCGCGCTGGTCGGCCAGGTACTGGCGCTTGGCGCGCTGGGCGATGTCGATGAACTGCCGCAGGAGCTTCCACTCAAGCGCCGTCACCGGCCGGCGGCGCTTGACCTTGAAGTCGATCGCGTACCACTGGTCGATGCTCGAGGCTGCGAGCACCGCCACCGTCGGCTGCTGACCCGCCTTGAGCGTGAGCCCGTAGACGGCCGGCGCGGAATACGAGTCGACGCGCGGCAGCGCGTAGCCCGACACGACGATGGTCATGCCAGCCTCTCACGGCGCTCCGCCCCCTGGCCGCGGTAAGTCTGGGTGCCGGCGGCGTTCTCGTAGAGCTGGCCGGTGAGCAGCGGCGTCACCCCGTCATCGTCGTAGAGCGTCGCGATCCCGGTCGCCGGGTCGGTGATGAACTTGTTGCGCAGCAGCTTCTGCACCAGCACCAGGCGCGCATCGAGATCGTCGACGTTGGCGGCCATGGTGTGAACGTGGCCGATGGTCTCGGCCCCGGGCTGGCCGGCGACGACCGCCGTCACATCGACCCGGTACTGGTGATTGGCGACAAAGCCGTTGCCTACGGTGACGTCGATCTGCACCTGGTAGCGGCCGGCGGCGAGATTGCCCGGTACGGGCGCGTAGCCCATTGCTACGCCGTCGTCGTAGAGGATGACCGTAGGGGTGGCATCAGCATTTTGCGCCGCGCCTGACACGGGATTCGCGGTGGAAAAGCCAATCCAGACCGAGTCGCCAAGCTTGACCAGGTTCACTGCAGCCGCCTCACGATGATCGAGCCGATGACCCGCAGGCGTCCGGCCACCGCGGCGATCGGGGTCGGGTCGATGACAAAGATGCCGGTGCGGATCGCAGCGAGTGAGCGGGGTGGCGCGCGGCCCTGCAGCAGCCACTCGAGCTGCTCGGGCCGGTAGAGGGCCTCGAACGGCGGCTGGACGAAGGCACCGAGCAGGCGCCGCTCGAGCCTGGCCTGCGGCCCGCCACGCGGCAGCCAGTCGAGCGTCTGCGGGTCGAAGCCTGGGGCGGCGAAACTGAACGGCTCAACGGTCCAGTCAAGCCGGACGCGGGAGAGAGCGCGCCCGACGTAGCTGTCTCGTGGTTGCCATTCGAGGGTCTGCGGATCGAATGCAGGAGCGACGACCGGCAGCGGCCACACCGACCAGTCGAGGCGGTTCGGCGGGAGACCGCGCAGCGGCTGATGTCGACCGACTGGCAGCCAGGCGAGCTTCTCCGCGACCGGCTCACGCCAGACCGGGCCGGTGACCGGCTGGTATTGCAGCTGCGCGCGCTCGGCCACACTACCTGCTGCCCGTGTCGATCAGGCGCTGGTGCGGACGGCACACCCAGCAGTTCGGCCCGCCGCAGTGCACGGCGTTGCATTTCAGGCAGAAGCCGCGCCGGCGGCCGCTGCCTGGCTCGACGATCCAGTGTCCACCGCAGTGGCAGCACTGCAGCGTGTCGCGCTCGATCTTCGGTCCGTCACCGACGATGATGACGTGTCCGGCCGGACGCCGGACGGCGAGCTCATTCATCCCAGCCGAGCGTGCAGCCGATGTTCGGTGTCGCGCCCGAGCTGATCGAGCGCACGCCGATGCCGTTGGCGGAGCCAACGACAGTGCGCAGCTCGCGGCCCGGATTCGCGATCCAGGTGAACGTCGCGCGCTGGTTGAGCGGGATCTCGAGCAGGAAGTCCGCCTCGTAGGTCGGTTCCGTCATGGTCCCGCCGCGCAGGTTGCACGCGGCCGCTGCCGATTGCGGATCGACCGGCTTTTCGACGACCGCGGTGCCAGCTGCGCCGGCCGCGGTGTGCCGCAGCACGTTGAAGCGGGTCGCGATGTCGGCCGGCGCCGCATCGCTGCCGAGCATGAGCTGGTGGATTTTGCCGACCACTGACGCCGACGATTCCAGTGCCAGGATCGTCAGGTTGGTGCCGGCTGGCGTGCGGTGCACGCCCTGGTATGAGGCCATGTTTCTCTCCTAGGGGTTCTGGATGAAATCCGGCGGTGTCAACCCCGATGGCACCACCTTCGGTTGCTGGAAAACGATGTCTGGGTGCGGCCGATTCATGGCGGCCATCAGCGCCGCGTCGAAGGCCGGTGCTGCCTGGGCTGGCACGATGGGTTGCCAGAGCCAGCTCATACCGGCGCAATCCTGATCGACCAGCGGAAGGCGCGATCGGTGCCGGCGATCTTGTCGACCGTGACATCCCAGGCCTCGGCGACGATCAACGCCGGCAGCACGAAGTTCGGCTCCGCCTGTGCGCCGAGCAGCGTGGCCTGGTAGACGACCCGCTGCGTGCCGCCGGATTCCGTCTTCTCGTAGATGCGGACCTGGTACTCGTCGCCGGCCGCCATCGCGCTCACGTCGATGTAGCCTTGCAGGATCCCGTCGTCGGTCTTCGGTGAGCCGCTCGAGTAGTTCGCATTGTTGGGCAGCGAATACTCGGTCGTGCTGATCGTAGCGTTGTTCTCGTACTTCGTCAGTGCCACCGATCAACCTCCAAATGCGTGAAGCAACGCCTGGTAGCCAGTTGCCGGTGCGCCGCTGCAGTTGCCGCGAATAAACAGCTCCGCGCCTGCCGGAAGCGGACAGAAGATCGGCGGCGCCGCGATCCACTGCAGCGACTCCCCGGTGCCTGATTGGATGTTCTTCTGGAAAATCTTGTGCTTGTTGCTGGTGTCGCCGTGCGCCAGCTCGACCAGCGTACCCTCCGTGTTCATCGTGGCGTTGCTGACATTGATCGACACGTCGTAGTAGAACGCCGCGCGCGGCAAGGTGCCGAGCGACACCCATGATCCCCAGGACGCATTCCCGGGCGTGAACCCGATGCCATTCGGTGTCGTATAGGTTCCGGGCGTGTCGGCGTGGTAGGCAGGCCGCCAGAGTTCCGGGCGGCTCGGCTTGCCATACACGTTGCAAACAACACGCGCCGTCATGCTGGCCACGCTTCCGTAGCCGCGCATCGCGAGCTGGGCACCAGACGGGATGCGGCACGGGAACGTGAAGCGCAGCGGAATGTTGGCGTTGAACGATGTCGCTTTCCCGACCTGCAGATCTTTGAGCCACCAGACGTATGACGTGCCCCCCGCAGGGTCCCAGCCAAAGTCCATGTGTGCGTTGCGGTTCGATCCCGAACTCGAGAGGCCGCCGATGGTCAGGTCCACAAGATCGACCTGTTCGGTGATCGTCAGCAGGGCTACGCCACTGCCCTCTGCACCGTTCCCGAGCGCCACGCCCGTGCCGATGACTGTGTGCGATTGCCCACCAGACTGATTGCTGGCGACGTAGGCCCAGCGGTTGCTGATCGGAAGCTGCAGCATCTCGCGTCTAGGCGCAGGGCGCCGCCACGTTCGCGGTCGGCGTGGTGTTCCACCAGCGCACGTCGGTCGAGGCCACGCGCCGGTAGGATTTGCCGCGATAGGTGAAGACCGGACTGCCGATGCACGGCCGGCCGAGGTCGACGAAACCAGCGACTGCGCTTGAGCGCGCGCCCGAGGTGGTGATGGTGTAGGCCGGCGCGACGTTGACGCCGATCACGACCGCGACCGTGATGGCGCCAGGCGGCGACGGCTGCAGCGGCGGGAAGCTCCTGCACACCGGCGGCGCTGAGTAGGGGCCGGGACCAGCTGCGACCAGCGTGCGGCCCTCGAAGCAGGCGGTAAAACCGGAAGCTGGGCCGGTCAGCGTCATGCTGCCGCCAGTTGCGGTGCCGCCGAGCGTCAGCGTCGGGCAGGTGACCCCGGCCGATGTGCCGGCGCCGCAGCGAAACTCGTAGCCGGTGATTGCGGCTGCGGGCAGCGGCGAACCATCGGTGTAGGTGGTCGGCCTGGTGAAGCTGAGCGTCGCAGTCTCGGCGCCAGCGACGAGCGGCAGCGCGAGCAGCAGGGCGGCGCTGATGATGGCGAGCAGCGAACGTGGGCGCATGGGTTTAGCTCCTATCGGGCGGCGAGCCTTTGGCCCGCGGTTTCGGCGTATTTGGTGGCACCGGCGGCGACGATCTCCTCCTCCGCGCCTTCGCGCTGCAGTTCGGTGCGCTCCTCGCGCAGCGCCTTGACCGTGTCCTTGGGCCGGATCAGCTTCTGCGGCACGCCGAGCAACTTCGCGCGCTCACGCGAACCCTCGTCGAAGTCGTAGTTGTCGAGCACGTCGGACTTGACCTGGGACACGGTGAGGAGCGAGGTCTCGTACTGATCCATCGCCGTGATTTCCTCGGCGCGCTGGGCGCGGGCGAGCGGGCTGATGTACTTGACGTGGATCGTGCGACCGCCGAGCGATTGCGGTGCCGGCGTGAACAGGCCCGAGCGGAACGCCAGCCCAAAGGTGCGATCGATGAAGCGCTGCAGGTACTCCGACTGGAAGCGCCCGTAGACCGGGCCCAGCAGCTGGCGGATGAGGTTCACGCGCACGTGCACCTCGTAGGCCGTCGGATCGCCGGGGTGATCCTGCGGCGCGAGCTGGTCGGCCATGAAGATTTTGCGGATGGCCGCCTGCTTCGACTTGACCAGGTACTCGGCGAGCTGCCAGTCGCCACCGGCCTTGAGTTCCTTCATCGAGTCGACGGAGTTCGCGACCACGATCTTGCGCGGCCCGACCTTGACCGTGCGCGGATTCAGCACACCGTCGTCCTGGGCGATCCACATGCCGGCGATCGCGAGGTCGGCGTTGGCGAGCTCGTCGAACGAGAGGGTGTTCAGCATGCGCATGTCCGGCAGCGCATCGGCCGCGGGGCCGATCGCGTACACCGAGCGCGGCAGCAGGTGCCAGCGCGGGACGATGACCGGCATCTCGTGGTAGCCGCTCTCGCGCACGAGCTTCTTGGCCTTGACCTCGACCTGGCAGGAGGCGATCGGCAGCCGGTGCGACAGCAGGGCGCCTGGGATCCCGCCCTCGCGCGGGTAGATCGCGTGCACGAAGCTGACCAGCTCGTCGGGCTTCTCCTTTGCGAGCTTTTTCGTGTCATCCGAGAGCAGTTCGCCGAATTCCTCGTAGGCTTGTTCGGCGGTCAGCTTGTAGTCCCGGTAGACGGTGTCGATCGGCCCGCCGCGGCGCGTGGCGGCGCAGTAGCAGTCGGCGAGCGGCCACTGTTCGAAGTGGAACTTGCGGGTCTCGCGGTCCTGGTCGATGTAGAGCGCGAACCAGCCGGCGATGACGATGTCCAGCGCGCACTCGTAACCGGCGGCGTCGAAGTTCGAGGAGTGGATCGCCTTCCACAGGGTTGGGGCGTTTGCATCCAGCCAGCGGCCCTCGCTATCCGACTGGCCGTCGACCTCGAGCTGGAACCAGAGCGAGTTCGCTGGCGTCAGGCCCGACATCAGGCCGGAGGCGAGGATCCGCGCCGAGTCGGTGCCGGTGCCGTCCAGCAGTTCAGCGCGCTTCGATTGCGCGCTCTGGGCGTCGAGGTCGGTCGACTGGAAGCCGGAGCCGCGCAGCGGGAAGGTGAAGTCGAAGCAATCGCGCCAGACGGTTTCGTGCGGGCTGCGTGCGCCTTGCAGCGCATTCAGCCGACGACAGATTTTCGCGGCATCGGCGGGCTGGATCACGGCTACGGAACGGCGTAGCGCCCGCCGCCCCCGCGGCCACCGCCGCCGCCACCTCCACCGCGGCTTGCACCACCGCCGCCGGAGCCGAGGGCGGTCGCGCCAGGCGTGGCCGGCGTCGTCGCGTAGGTGCCGAGCACCCGATTGCCGGCCCCGAACAATGTCGAGCTGCGCCGGCGCTTGCGCACCAGGGCGGCGCGCTGATTGGCGGCCTGCTCGGCTTCGATCTCAGCCTGCGTGGCGTCGTCGATCGCCGGCGTCTTCTTCCGCTTGAGGGTGGACTTCAGGACCCCGAGGACTTCGCCCATCGCTATTCCGGTCCCTTCTGCGTGCGCGCATCCTTCTGCGGCAGCACCCATCCGCCCTTGGTCAGCACGGGCCGGTCGATGGTCGCCGGGTCCGCGGTCGCCGGCAGACCGGCATCGGGATCGGCCTTCGATGCGGCGATCGCGGCGGCGCCGGTGAGGTGCGACCAGTCGAGCGCCTCGGGCGAACCGACCAGATCCTTGGTGAGCTCGAGGTCGCGCTTGAGCTTGTTCTCCTGGTCGCTCGACATGCCTGGCGCCATGGCCTTGAGGTCGTCGGCGGGCATTGGGGCCGATGCGTCGCTTGTGGTCGGCGCACCGGCCCCGCCCTCTACGTCAGCGGTTGCGGACGATGAATTGGGTTCGCTCGTCGGGTCAGCGGGCGGCTCGCCCGGGGTTTCGATGCTCACCGTGCGCTTGCCCATGCTGAACTCCTGACGGGTTGGTGGCCTACTCCGACTCGCGGGTCTCGTTTCGGCCATTGCGTATCGCGCCGGACTTTGCGGGCGGGGCGGCGTCGGAGTCCAGACGGCTACCGGCTGATCCTCCCCCTTGTGTGGGTCGTTGGTCGCATCGGCAGGCGATCAATCTGGTCGCCAGTGGCTTGGCAGTAGAACTTGATCAGCCTCTCTGCGTTGTGATGCATCGGGCTTGCGTCGGTGAGGTAGCAGTTCTTCAGCGTGCCAACCGGGATGCCGGTCTCCCGGTAAATGGACGGCCAGCTGAAACCAAAGCGACGAAGTTTCTCCAGCATAGCCGCAAAATCGACGCCGGTATGTGGATTCAACAATCGCTGCGCGCGAGCTGCACGATGTGGCACCTGGGCCCGGGTGGTGTTGGTCGCCATGCAGTAGAAGGCGACCAGCCGTTCGCCATTCTCGTGCAAAGGTGTGGTTCCGCAGGTGCGATACTCGATGAGGGTGGTACGTGGAATGCCCGTATAGCGCTCAATTGCAGCCATGGTGAAGCCGGCGCGGCGCAAGTGGTCGAGGATGCCCTCGAAGTCGGTGACCATGGGCGACTCGTCGGTCACAGCGCGGGCGGCTCCCCTGCGTAGCGGTCGGCCTTGCGCATGGCGTCGGTGTACTTCGGGTGCTGGTCGCTCACCAGCTTGTCAGTGAACAGGATCCCGTTCAGGTGGTCGATCTCGTGCTGGATGACGGCCGCCACGAGAGCCTTTGCGCCCATGGTCTTGATGCCGGCCGTGCCATGCAGGTACTCGACCCGGATCTTGTAGGCCCGCGCCACGCGCGCGCCCCACTTGGAGCGATCGACCGACAGGCAGCCTTCACGCACGAACTGCTGGCCCTTCTGGTACACGATGACGGGGTTCAGCAGCAGGAACGGCGCGGTGCCGGTGTTGAACACGACGGCGCGCAGGTTGCGCCCGAGCTGCGGGGCCGAGAGGCCGAGGCACCCCTTGGTCAGCACCGCGGTCTCAACCAGGTCCTCGAAGAACTGCACGAGTGTCGGCAGCTCGAGCGGATCGATGGGCCGGGACAAGGCCCGCAGGCATGGGTCGCCTTCCTGGCGGATGCGGAGCACGCTCACGACGGCTGCGCCTGCTGAGTATTTGGCATGACAATCCGCGGCCCATCGAGCTTCGCGATCTGGCGCTCAAGCGAAGCGCGCAGCTTCTCGTGGAGGGATCGCTCGAGCTCAGCTCGCATTTCGGGGTCGACGTCGCCGTCCTCGGTCGAGGCGCCGAGTCCGAAAACCATGTCGCGCAGCACCGCGAGCTCGACGATCGCGACCTTCGCCTGGGCGTAGATGTCGAACGGGTCGAGCTGGCCCTGGCGGTTGAGGGCGATGTCGACGCCGAGCGCGTGCTTGTAGCGCTTGATCGCCGCCATCGTGAGTTCGCGCTGGTCGACGTCGGTCATGCGTCCGGCCCCGCCAGCAGGTCCCCGCTCACCATGGCGCCGCCAGGGATCTCGTCGACGATCACCCGCAGCGCGCCGCCCGGCTTGATCGTGCCGCGCATGATCCGCAGGTCGTCGATGTCGCCATCGTCGCGGTAGACGTTCGCGTGCTTCAACGCATCGAGGGTCGCTTTCAGCAGGTTGTCGAGGTCGCGCGCGCGACGATCGGGCGGGTGCGCGATGATCACCACCGCCAGCCTGCCGGTCAGCCGGTTGCGCGGGATGCGCTGCGCCATGATCTCGTTCGACACCGCGACGCGGTACTCGAGGCCCTCGCGCCCAGGGTGTTTCATGACGATCGGTTTGCCGGTCTGGCGACTGACGACCGCGCGCTCGACGAAGTAGTGATTGACGCTCGGCGGCCACGGCAGCGTGAAGGCGAACGAGAGTGGCGCCGCCTGAGACCGACACCCCCGCCCTCCCCCAGCTGCCGCGGCGCCGAACTCGGTCATGTTGGGACTCGCGTGCAGCGATAGCCGCCTGAGACCTTGCGGACCGCGAACTTGTACTCCGGGTGCTTCTTGGCAAAGGCGTGCGCGGCGTTGCTCATCGCATGACCCCGGTCATAGTCCCCCTCAACGAAGAACGCCTCGCCGACCGCAAGCGAGGTCCACGGGTAGCGCCTGTAAGGGCGCTTGGTCATGGTCGCCCGAACGTGCCTGGCAGCGGCATGCCGTCCTCCGTGTAGCCGGCTCGCAGGAAGTGCAAGGCGAGCATCAGCTGGCGGACGCCGACGCTGTATTGGGCACGCCAGAGCTTGCCGTCGACCTCGGCTGTGAACGTGATGCAGGCGACGGCTCTGCCGGACTGCATGCCACCATCCTTCGTGATGATCGTCAGGTCGTTGCCGGACGGCAGGGCTGGCATGGCATCGTCGCCATGCACAGCCCGGTCGAACTCGTCGGGCTGATTGACCAGGATCGCGACTTGCTCGCTCACGCCGCGGCCCTGGCGTCCTCGACGTCAGCCTGGCCCTCGACGATCTCGACCGAGACCGTGTGGCCGAGCTGCTCGAACAAGCGGGCCACGCTCTTGTCGGCCGGCTCGCTCGCCTGCACCTGACACGACAGCGCGGTCGTGCCGCCTTCCTGCGGCTCGAGCTCCACCTTGGCGAGGTTCGAGGCCGGCAGCTTGATGCCGACCGGACTGCCCTGCAGCCAGATGGTGACGTTCACGCCCTTGATCTTTTCGCGCAGCCTGAGCGCGGCCAGCTGCGGGAACCGCGGTTGCGCGAGGGTGCTCGTCCCGCCTGGCGGCTGGAACAGGCAGTCGGCAGCCTGTGGATCGCGCAACAGGGCGTTGAGTTCGGCCTCCGACAGCACGATGTCCTCGAGGGCGATGTCGATTGCCGGCACCCCCTCGTCGCCGTGCTGCTCCACGCGGCCATTCAGCGAGCGGCCAATGACCGCGGCTCGTCGTTCGATGTTCAGCATGATGCGGGTCTCCTTTGGTGGGTCAGTCGTCTTCTCGATCGTCGCGGTACTCGGACCACAGCAGGCGCCGCTCCGGGTAGCGATCGGGATCCTTCGGATCGCGCGGGATGATCACGCCCAGGCACTCGAAGTCAGGCCCGGCCGGATCGCGGCAGATGTACGACCAGCGCGCCACGTGACGCTGCCAGTCGGAGAGCTGGAAGCGGCCGAAGGCGGCCTCGGTGAGGCGCTCGGCACGCGTCAGCCGGTGGCGACTCTTCGCCTGGCGGTCGGCCTTGAGCTTGGTGCGCAGGCCACGAAACGCCGACACCGTCGGCATCTTCTCGGCCTCGCTCAGTGCGAAGTCGACCACGCGCACGAACTCAGACAGCTGCCAGCGCCGGCAGCCGCGCCAGAACGCCTCGGGCTGATCCTTGAGCGGCACGTTGAAGCCGGCGCACAGCACCGACATGTGGCGGTCGAACTCGAGGCGCTCGCCGTCAAGCACTGCCGCCTCCCTGCGCGCGGCGGCGCTCGTCGGCCTCGATCTCGTCGGCGGTCCTCAACCGCGGCCGCGCAGCCGGCAGTCCGCGCTGCCCACCAGGCTGCCGGTCCGCGTCGTTCCGGCACCAGTTGCGCCAGGTCGCATCCCAGTCGAGCTTGCGTGCCTTGGCGCCGGATGCCGCCCGCCAGTAGTCCGTGAACTTCGCGAACGTGCGCTCGGGGTCGACGCCCTCGGCCACCGCCACCTGCCGCCGCTCGGGCGTCAGCGCGAAGTCTTCCGGCAATCGACTCGCCGTCACGCGCGCGCGCGAGGGGGGCGCGGTAGCGCCCTCCTCTCTTCCTCCGTCTGCGTTTGAGTCTGCGTCTGCGTCTGCGTCTGAGGGGTCGGTCACCGGCGGTTTCCGGCGGTCTGCGGCGGTCGTGGGCGGTCCGCGGCGGTGCGCCATGCGCTGTGCGTTGCGTCCGTCTTCGATTTCCTGAGCGTTTTTAGCGAGTAAGCGTGCTTTCTCGCGGTACTTGGCGAAGTTGACGATCCGCCAGCCCCAATCGCGGTGTGAGTCGAGCAGTACCAGGCGCGCGCCTTCGGCGTCGGCCGATCGGCTGCCGGTGTCCCGACCGCAGAAGCGCTCCATGCACGCCTCGACCTCGACCAGCTTGAGACCGGTGACGCCGGCGATGTAGTGGCAGGTGACGTCGACGACGCCGTGCTTGTCGGCGAGCGAAAGGATGATCGGCCACAGGCCGATATCGGGCCATTTCCCGCACAGCGTGCCAGTCGTGAGGCTCGAGAACAGCGGGGTATAGCCGCCCGACATCAGCGCCCCCTGCCCCGTGTGGCCCCGCTGATTCCCTCGGCCGGGGCCAGGGTGATCAGTACCGTGGCGGCATGGATGTCCGCTGCTGCGGCCGCGTCGAGGTGATCCCGGGCGATTTCCTGCATCGAGCGCCCGGACGTGTGTGCTCTTGCCTGCAGCCAGGCGCGGGTGCGCTTGGTGATTTTGAGGCGCCGCAGGTCGACCAGGTCGTCGCTCACGCGTGCCCCCTTATGACAGGCTGGTTTTCAGCCGCAGGGCCGCGCCCTCGCGCTTGCGAGTTGCGGCCGGTCACGCCGCGCTCTCGCGCGCGAGATCCCCTTCCGGGGGCGCCCCTTTCTGGTACAGGCTGGGATCGAACGGCAGCGCGCCACCCGTTGCGTCATGGAGCCTGCGCGCCATGAGCTCGGGGATCAGTTCACCCCACTGGGAAGCGGCACTCTTGGTGACTCCGGCAGCGCGGCCAGCCTTGGCCGCCGTGCCGAAATACTTCAGGACGTCCGATTTCAGCATGCTGCGGAAGGTACAGCATGTTCAACCCGCTAGTCAAGGATGCTGTTCCGACTTGCGGCTATCCTGATCCCATGATCGACCAGATGGGCGAGCGTATTAGGCAGCTGCGAGTGGCTCGTGGCATGACCCAGGCCCAGCTTGCCGAAAAGTGCGGCGTGACGAAAAGCGCCGTTTCGCAGTGGGAGAGCGGATCCACCAACAACATCAAGATCGACCCTTTCCTCAAGCTCGTCGAAGCCTTGGGGACCGACCCCCATTACCTCGCCTACGGCGCAGATCGGGCCCCGGAGCGCCGCGCCGCCAGGCGCAAAGGCGCCGCCTGATTCGTCGCCTTTCTGCCCCTTCCCACCCGAAATTCACCCATAGCACGTTTTCTGTCCTGAACACCGGGTGATCCCCCGGCTTGTTGCTTCTTGGCATAGCCGACCACCAGTAGTTCCAGTTTCGAGCCCTCGGCCGCGTCCTGTTTAGCACCTTTGCGGTACAGCATGCTTGACACATGGTTCAGCTTGCTGTACTTTTGCGCCGTAGCAATCACGGGAGCCAGACATGTCAGCAGCGCGTCCCCTCGAACAGTTACCTTCCCTCGAGTCGATCTTCGGTCCGGTCATCAGCGCGTATTCGCGCGCCCAGGCGATCGAGGACGGCGTCCTCGTCGACGTGAGTTCGGTTGCGCGCGAGGCGGGGATCAAGTTCCCGGTCGCCATGACGCGCGCCGCCTTCGAACAGACCGTCACGGTTCCGCCGGGCGTCGTCGGCCAGGACGAGTCCGGGCGGCTGTGGGACGTGCTCTGGATGCTGCGATGCGCGATCCAGCGCGGCCGCGGGGGCGAGCGCGTGGACTTCGAACTCTACGTGCGCAGCGCCTCGAGCCACGAGCGGCTCACGCGTCGCGACCTCGTGCAGCTCTACGCGCTCTGCGGCCCCGGCGACGCCGGCGAGCCGGTGATCACGATCATGCAGCCGGGGGAGGACTGACGTGGTCGCCTCCTACGAAGTCATCGACACGCAAACTGGTCAGCGAGTGCGGCGCTGCCAAAGCCTGCGTAGCGCCTGTCGGGTGTGCGACCGGCTCGATCAGGAATACGGCGCGGTGCGATACATCGCGCGGCGGATCACCGAGGGTTCGCTGCCGCAGCCGCTCGGCATGGAGGCCGCGTGATCGTCGTCGACAACTTCGCGGGCGGTGGCGGCGCTAGCACTGGCATCGAGGCCGCGCTCGGCCGCCCCTGCGACTTTGCCATCAACCACGACGCCGAGGCGATCGCGATGCACCGGGCGAACCACCCCGGCACGGTGCACTTCCAGACCAACGTGTGGGACGTGAACCCGCGCCAGCTCGCGAAGGGCCGGCCGGTGTCGCTCGGCTGGTTCAGCCCCGACTGCACGTTCCACTCGAAGGCGCGCGGCGGCAAGCCATTCCGCGATCGCAACCGCGCCAGGCGGACCCGCGGCCTTGCCTGGCTGGTGCATCGCTGGGTGAAGGCGCTCGGCCCGAATCGGCCGCGCGTGATCATGCTCGAGAACGTCGAAGAATTCGCCGACTGGGGGCCGCTCAACGTCGACGGCACCCCGAACAAGCGCCGGCGCGGTGAGACATTCCGCCGCTGGCACAGCGGGCTCGAAAACCTCGGCTACGCGATCGACATGCGCGAGCTGCGGGCCTGCGACTACGGCGCTCCGACCACGCGCAAGCGGCTGTTCGTCATTGCCCGTTGCGACGGCAGCGAGATCGTGTTCCCCGAGGCGATGCACGGCCCTGGCCTGGTGCCCTATCGCACCGCCGCGGACTGCATCGACTGGTCGATCCCTTGCCCGTCGATCTTCGAACGGGCGCGGCCGCTCGCTGATGCAACGCTGCGCCGGATCGCGCGCGGCGTCATGCGCTACGTCGTCAACAATCCACGGCCATTCATCGTGCCGATCACTCACAGGGGCGACAACCGCGTGCATGGCATCGACGAGCCGCTGCGCACGGTCACGACCGCGAACCGCGGCGAGCTCGCGCTGATCGCGCCCTCGATCATCAATACCAGGAACGGCGAGCGAGCCGGGCAGTTGCCGCGCGTGCGCGACGTGCTGGATCCGTTCCCGACTGTCACCGCCCAAGGCAGCCAGGGCGCCGTGGTCGCGGCCTTCCTGGCGCAGCACAACGGCGGCTACTACGACGCGAAGGGCGGGGCTGGTCGCGCTGCTGACCTGCCACTTTCGTCGATCACGACGCGTGCCACGCAGCAGCAGCTCGTGACCTCGCACGTGGTCAAGCTCAAGGGCACCAGCCAGGACGGCCAGGCGGTCAGTGAACCGCTGCACACCGTCCAGGCCGGCGGTCAGCACTACGGTGAGGTCCGCGCCTTCCTGCTCAAGTGGTACGGCAACGAGCGCGAAGGCCACAACATCAGCGCGCCGATCGGAACGGTGACGACGAAGGACCGCTTCGGCCTAGTGACAGTCCGCGGCGAGCCCTACCAGATCGTCGACATCGGCATGCGGATGCTGACGCCGCGCGAGCTGTTCCGTGCCCAGGGCTTCGGGGACGAGTACGTGATCGACCCCGAACACGACGGCCGGCCGCTGACCAAGACATCGCAGGTGCGCATGGCCGGCAACTCGGTCTGCCCGCCGGTCGCCGAGGCGCTGGTGCGCGCGAACGTGATCGATCAGGAGGAACGGAGGAAGGCCGCATGAGCCACCCTGACGCGATTTTCGAGAAGTTCGAGGGATTTTTTGGCCGGCGCCCGACGGCGGTCCAGTACACACAGGACACCATCGGCATCCTGTACCAGCAGTGGAGGGCCGAGGGCTACCAGCTCGTCGCCAACGAGTTTCGCCAGGGCCACGACACGCTGGTCATGGCGAAGGACGGCGACGTGCGCGCAGCGATCGACCAGGGCGAGCAGCGCGCCTGGGGGGTGCTGCCATGACCGCCCTCGACCAGGCGATGCGCGAGGGTATTCGCGAACTCGCCAGGCAGCGCGATCCGCTGCTGTGCACCTGCTACTCGATCACCGACAACAACGGCGTGCTGCACCCAGTGCTGTGCCAGATGCACCGCGACGATCTGCACCAGTTACTCGGCGGCTTCCACTGGGTCGAGCCGAAGTACCAGCGCTACTTCGAGACCGAACGGGACGCGCTCGATCGCGCGCGCATCATTCTGGACCGCTGGCCGAGCGAGGGCTACGGCACCACGGTTCCGATCTTCCACATCAGCCGCTGGTGGCTGCTGCGTGCCAACTGGTCGAGCTCATGCGAATGATCCCGCGCCAGCGCGACATCGACTACCTGGTGCAGGCGCTGTGGCGCGCCCGCGTGTGGATGAACCAGCAGCGCCGACTGCGCCAGGCGGCGCCGACTCCGAACAGCAACGACATCCCGCCACTGCTGCGCAAGCAGCTCGAGCGGACAAGGAGACCCAGGCCATGAACGACGAAAACCGCGACCTGCCCGTAGCCCGCACCGTCACCGTGGCCGCCCAGGCAGCGACCGCCGCCGAGGTGAAGGGCCAAGTGCAGCGCATCCAGCAGGTGATGCGGGCGGTGATGAAGAGGGACGTCCACTACGGCCAGATCCCGGGCACGCAGAAGCCGACGCTCTACAAGGCCGGTAGCGAGGTGCTGCTGACCGCCTTCCACCTGTCGGTTGATCCGCAGGTCGAGGACCTCTCGACGCACGACGAAGTGCGCTACCGGGTGCGCGCCCGCGGCATGCACCAGATGACCGGGATCATGATCGGCGTCGGCGTCGGCGAGGCCTCTTCAAACGAAGAGAAGTACCGCTGGCGCAAGGCGGTGTGCCAGGAAGAGTTCAACGACACCGACGAGGACCGCCGGCGCGTCAAGTACCAGCACACGCGCGATGGCGTGCTGCGCCTTCAGCAGGTGCGCACGGTGCCGGCCGACGTCGCCAACACCGTGCTCAAGATGGCGAAAAAGCGCGCGCAGATCGACCTGTGCCTGACGGCGCTCGCCGCCTCCGACTGCTTCACCCAGGACCTCGAGGACATGCCCGACGAAGTGCGCGAGTCGGTGACCGCCGGCGACCGCGAGGCACCACGCAGCGCGAAACCTGCGACCGAGCGCCCGCAGGCCACCGGCACCGGCCGCGGCGTCGCCACCGAGCGGCAGCAGAAGCTGATCCACGCCAGGCTCGATGCGTCCGGCCTGCGCGAGGACGACTTCCTCGCGGCCATGGACGTCGACTCGATCGCGCACCTGCCCTTCGCCAAGGTCGACGAGGCCTTGAAGTGGATCGCTGACCGTGCGCCTTGAGTTCGAACGCGAAACGCACAGCTATCGCATCAACGGCCAGCGCGTGCCGTCGGTGACGGAGGTCCTCGAACCGCTCAATGACTGGGGCGGTGCGCCGCGCGAGACCATCCAGATGGCGGCCGCCTTTGGTCGGCACGTGCACGAGGCCTGTCACCTGTTCAACCGCGGTGAACTCGACTACGGGAAGCTCGACCCCGCGCTGCGGCCCTACGTTGATTCCTGGGCCGCGTTCCTCGAGGTGTCTGGCGCAGTCGTGATCGCGAGCGAGCTGCAAGTCGGCCACCCGCTCTACGGCTACGCCGGCACGCTCGACCTGATCGCCGAACTCAAGGCCCACAGCGGACGCGCGCTGATCGACATCAAGAGCACGGCCACCGTGCCCCGCGTCGTCGGCCCGCAGACCGCGGCGTATCGCGAGGCCTACACCGGCGGCAAGCGCCGCCTGGCGCCGAAGCGCTACTGCGCACACCTGCAGAAGGACGGCTCGCCAGCCAAGCTGCACGCGCTCAGCGACCCGGCCGACTTCTCGATCTTCCTGTCGGCACTCAATTTGTGGAAGTGGCGCCAAAAACATGCCGCGTAAATCAAATCGCAGAGGCGCGCACCTCGATCCCAACTATTTCTGGTCGTTCGTCGACAAGTCGGGCGAGTGCTGGCTGTGGTTGGGCGCGAGTATTGCAACCGGCTACGGACATATCAGCGTCGAAGGTCGCCATGTACTCACGCATCGCCACGCCTGGATGCTTGAAAATGGCCCAATTCCTGACGGGCTCTTTGTCTTGCACCGCTGCGACAACCCGCCTTGCGTGCGACCGTCGCACCTGTACCTCGGCACGAAGCGCGACAACGCTCTCGATCGCGAGCGCCGCGGTCGGCATCCTCGCACGCGCGGCGAGGCACACGGCCTTGCAGTGCTGACAGCCGAGCAGGTCACGAAGATTCGAGCGAGATTCGCCGCAGGCGAGCGCCAATGCGATCTAGCGCGCGAGTACGACGTCAACTATCGGACGATTTTCGCAGTCGTCAGATCCATCAACTGGAGAAGCCTCAATGCAACAGCCTGACCTCAAGCAGCTCCCCGAAGTGCGCGAGCTCGAAACCACGGTCAACGACCTGGCGACTTACGCGCGCGACTTCAAGGTCACGACCGCCGAGCAGTACAGCGCCGCGGGCGCCGACCTGACGCGCATCAAGGCCGCGCGCAAGCGCCTCGACGACATCAGGACTGGGATCACCCGGCCCATGGATGCCGCGAAGAAGGCGGTCATGGACTTCTTCCGGGCACCCGGCGAGAAACTCGACCAGGCCGAGCGCGCGATCAAGCGCGCCATGGTCGACTTCACCGAAGAGCAGGAGCGCCTGCGCCTCGAAGAGCAACGCCGGGCAGACGAGGCCGCGCGCAAGGAACGCGACCGGCTCGCTGCCCAGGCTGCCAGGGCCGCGGAGAGCGGCAAGATCGAGAAGGCCGAGCAGCTGCAGGCGCGCGCCGCGACTGTGGTCGCCCCGGTGATCAGCCGCGAGCCGCCCAAGGTGACCGGCGTCAGCACGCGCGACGTGTGGAAGTTCGAGATCGTCAACGAAATGGAGGTGCCGCGCGAGTACCTGATGGTCGACGAGTCGAAGATTCGCAAGGTGGTCGGCGCACTCAAGGGCGAGACCAGGATCGCCGGCGTGCGCGTGTGGCCGGAGAAGTCGATCGCAGCGGGGGCGGCGTGAGGGCACGCATCTACCGAGGCAATGACGTGTTGCGGTTGTGGGTCAAGGAATTCCGCTGCGGTTGTCGCGGCTACGCGGCGACCAAAGCCGAGGCGCGCAAGATCAAGTGGACCTGTATGCACGCGGAGAAGCGACCATGAGCTACGTCTACGTCAAGAGCGAACCGAACCTCTTCACGGTGGGCTTCTACGACCCGGCCGGGAAGTGGCACTCGGACAGCGACCACGCAACTGCCGAGGAAGCGGCGCAGCGCGTCGCCTACCTGAACGGCGCCGGCGCGGTGCGGGGTGTGCTCGACGGGCCGCTGAACAGCGGCGACGGGGTGTATCGGCCATGAAGGACGAAAGCGTCGAGGTTGTAACCGACGTGCTCCACTCCGACGGGCCCGTGCTCAAGGAGATCAGGCAGCAGGCGACGATGATTCGCGATCTGCAGGCACGACTCGTTGCCATGCAGGAGGACCGCGACAAGTGGAAGGCCGGCGTCCAGGGCGCGAACCGCGCTCGCGATGAGCAGTACCTAGTGGTGTGCAAGCTCGCCACCGAGATTGCCGCTCTGCGCGGGGTGATCTACGCCGACAAGGACTTGGCGCAGCGAGTCGCCTTCATCGAAGCGAACTGGGGCGAGGCTGGTGGCGTAGGCATCGACGGCGCGCCCGTGCAGCTGGGCGTGTGGTTCATCGCACAGCTGCAAAGCCTGCGCGAACTGCGCAAGACCATCGACGCTGCGGTGACCGTCAGGCAGGAGGCGATTCTGCGCGAGCGCGGCCCAGCGCCGCCGGGGGGCAACGCATGAACGATCAGCGCACCTGCCTGCAGTGCCAGCAGCCGTTCGAGCCGCGCCGCGTGCACCAGAAGTTCTGCAGCAAAGCCTGCCGGCTCGCCGCGCACCAGGCGCACCCGTCGGATCAGGGCCCGTCCGCCCAGGTCAAGACGGTGCGCGTGCTCTCGAGCGGCAAGATCAGCATGACCGTGAACTTCGACGCGATCGAGCGCGAGCGCGCGATCCGCTTTGCGCCCAAGCAGCCAGTACAAGTGATCGCGGCGTGAGCGACAAGGACCACAACGAGGGCGGGACGTGTCCGTCCTTGCCGCCCGTCGGCGATCGCGGCCAGCGCTACGAGGTACGCTTCATCGATGGCGATGGAGAAGAGCGGGTGATGGGTTGGACCGATCAAGCCGACGGCGGGCCGTTCGCGCAAGCCATTCGACGGCACCCCGTGTGGCACTCATGGCGCGTGATCGATCGGCACGTCCATGCTTTTGACCGACGCTGAACTGGTGGAGTTGACGCGCCGCCGCAAGCCTGGCTGGCAGGCGCGTGCGCTGCATCGCATGGGGATTCCGTACCGGCGCCGGCCCGACGGAACCCTCGCGGTGCTTCGCATCCACGTCGAGACGCCCCCGGCCGCCGACCCTGCTACCATCCAACCGAGCCCGAAGCTGCGACTGGAAGCGTGAGGCATGCCATGCCCATCAAGGTGCCGCAAGGCTACGTTCTAGTGCCCATTGAACCGCCGGACTCGATTCCAGAAGAGTTCGATTTGGAACTATTCGACCTGTGCCGTGATGACGATTATCGCGGCCTCTATCGAGCGCTGATTGCCCGCGCTGCATCGCGTGAGCCGACCACGTAGACGCGACCGCCACCTGCCGCCGTGCGTCTACCAGCAGCACGGCGCCTACTGGCTGGTGCGCGCCGGCAAGTGGACCCGCCTCGGCACCACCCTCACGACCGCCCTCGAGGAATACGCCCGCCTGCACGAAGCGCCGCAGGGCGGCATGGTGCCGCTCATCGAACGCGTGCTCGCGAAGGTCGGCCAGAAGCTCGCCCCCTCGACCCGGGCGCAGTACCGCATCGCCGCGCGCCGGCTGCAGAAGATCCTCGCGGAGTTCGCCCCCGAGCAGGTCAAGCCCCGGCACGTGGCGCAGATCAAGGCCTCGATGGTGGCGACGCCCAACATGGCGAACCGGGTGCTGTCTTTCCTGCGCACCGTCATGGCGGAAGCCGTCGAAGAGCAGCTGATCGACAGCAACCCGTGCATCGGCATTCGCCGCCTCGAGGAAGCGAAGCGCCGCCGACACCTGACCGACGGCGAGATCGCGGCGATCCACGCAGCAGCCGGCGCCCAGCTCAAGGTGATCATCGAACTACTGCTCGGCGCCGGGCAGCGCGTGGTCGACACGCTCACCATCCGCCGCTCCCAGCTGCGACCCGAGGGTATCGAGTTCGAGCAGCAGAAGACCGGGGCCCGCCTCATCGTCGCCTGGAACCCAGACTTGCGCCTGGCGGTCGAGCACGCGAATGCACTGCACGGGAACGTGCGCGCCCTCACCCTGTTGCACAACCGCTTCGGCAAGGCCCCGGATTACCGCAGCGTCAGCACCCAGTGGCAGGCAGCCTGCCGCCGGGCGCGAGTTGAGGATGCCCAGCTACGCGACCTGCGCGCTAAGTCATTGACTCTGACCAAGAAACAGGGGAAGGACGCCCAGGCGCTCGGCGGGCACGAGTCGCCGAAGATGACCGAGCGCTACCTGCGCGAGCGCGATATTCCGGTCGTCGACGGGCCGAGTTTTAGACAGGTTTTTGACAGCCAGCCGAAAAGCGCTTGATGTTCAATAGCTTGCCGCATACCCCGATGATGCAGCAGTACCTGCGCATCAAGGCGGCGCATCCGGACGTGCTGCTGCTGTACCGGATGGGGGATTTCTACGAGATGTTCTA